CTTGACGCCTCGGTGATCGACTTCGGTCAGCATCGTGCTGGACTCTGGAACGAGTCCGGCGAAGTGATCGAAATACATTGGGCGGGTTTCCGCGCCAATGTCGCGGCTCAAGGTTTCGTGCTGTGCCTTGAACGCTTTGTATTGGGGATTCACTACGATGAACTGCGAGAGCAAGGCCGACAGTCGATCCCCAGCTTCGACGGTGGGATGATTGCTCTTGGTTTTGCTGCTGGCGGTTGTTGCGCCGCCCATGTTTAGCTTCTTCATTTTACCTTTCTTTTGGTTGTTGGTTGCCGGTGGACACCGGCTATTTGCATCCTTATCGCGCTAAGTATCGGACAAGGCAAGCCTTTTTTTCGCCTGATTCTGTACCCTGTCCCCTCGAAAGCCGTTCAATTCGCATCATCCCGCGCACCACAGCCTCGCCATGATGCGCGGATTGTCACGAACTCACAGCCACAGCCAAAGCCCGAGAACGCAAGCCAGAAGCAATCCTAGCGCCAGCCAGAAGGCCACTCGTTTGTCGTGTTTCACTCGATATTCGTTTTTGTTCACGCGACCACCTGCCCGATCATCGTTCGCGCCAGCGTTTCGGCTCGCCAGTTGCGGTAGGCTTGCCAGCATCCGAGAGTCGGAGTCCAGCGAAACCCGTTGCTTTTGAGTTTCTCGCGGATCTCCCGCGCCGGTATGTCAGGGAAGAACAGCCGCACCCGATTGTCTGCCGGTGAATCCTCGTATCGGATTCCCATGTCGCCTTCGATCTTCTGCTCCGGCTGCGCCTGAACACGCGACACAGTGTTGATCCGCTCTTTCACCGTGCGGATTTGTGCGCCGAGATTGGTGATTTGCCAGCCGACATACGGTTGTTTCTCCCACGAGTGCGCCGCGTCGATTTTTTCCTTCATCACGGCCTCGTCGATCCCGAAAGCGCGCAGCTTGTCGGGATTCCCGGTTTTTACGAATGAGCGCCACGCGGCGTTTACTGCTTTCATCTTGTCGCGCCGCGTTTCCAGCTCCGCGAGTTTCTCGCTTAACTGTGCCACCGCGTTTGGATCGCTTGATAGAATCGGATCGCGCATTATTCGCCACCCCATGCTTCCCAACGCGCCATCGCCTCGGCGTGTGTGTAAGGCTCGGTTTCCGCGCCGTGCCTCACGGCTTCATCTTCCTCGGCAATCGCTCGATCCTCGTCGTCAACGGGGAATCCAGCCATACGCTGAATATCCGCGTGAGTTGGAGCGCAGATCAGGAGCGCCTCTGTGCTGGTTTCAGCGTCAGCGTCCCATATCGTTTTGATTGCTGCCGCTGGTGGCAGGTGATTACGCCGCTGCAATTCGCGGCTGAGATTCTTTCTCGCCGTCGCCTTGTCGCGGCCCGTGCCGGTCACTTCCTCGCCGTTATCAAGCCAATGGTAGGCTTGAAAGCCAGCGTCTATTTTTCTAACTGGTGCTTTCATTTTTTCCTTTCTTTCTGCTGGTGGTTCTTCCACCGCCAATCGCGCAGCGCCGGTATGACAAAGCCCGACGCCGCGCTTGTTGGCGTTAGTTGAATTTCGGCTCGATCTTCTTGCCCTCGTCGTCCTCGAATTGATAGACGCCATGCCCGAAGCCGATCAGGTTTTTTAGCGCCTTGTTATTCGTGCGCCAGCGTTGCGCCTCGCTCTTGTTCTTGGTGAACACCGCCACGCCGTTGTCCTTGAAGTGATACAGATAACTGCCGTCACCAATGCAGCGCACCCATGCGAACACCGTATGCGTATCTACCTCGCGTTGAGCGTACGCGCAGCGCGGGCAACCACAAATCCGCGACGGTTCGTGCTTCCACAATTCCACATCTTTGTGGAAATCCTCGAAGGTTTCCAGATCGTCGATCCACTCCACGCAGTTGTCCCATTCTTCCCCGCCCGAAAGCGTAGCGTGAACGCGCACATGAGCGCACCCGCCAACCTTGTGTTCGGCCTCACCGATCAGGCTTCCCCTCGTGTATTCCACCAGTACGCCGGTTGCGCCCACTGGCACACTGAAATGCGGGAATCGGTCAACCTGCCGCACAAAGCGCACCAGATCGCCAACCTTGAAGCCGCGTTTAGCTTCCTGCGAGTGTTGCCGGATCGTCGCCAGCCACGATTGAAACTCCTTGCTGCCGTGTTCTTCCAACCATGTTTGATGTTCGTGCATCCGCTCCACCGAATCGAAGCCCAACGCCAGCGCCATTTCTAGCGCCGTCTGACCGTTCGGCTCGTAGTGGCTGGTGTCGTAACTGCCCATCCAGCGCAACGCCTCAATCGCGTTCTTAAACTCGAACGTGATCGACTGACACCCGCTCCAATCGTCCTGATCCAGATACAGCGTCACCCTCGACGCCTCGGTTAGATCGTCCGGCGTTCCCGCGTCAATCGCCGATCCCATCACCAGCACAGGCGAGGGAAGGAATTGAACCTTCCGCTCGGCCATGTCTTTGTCTGGATTGATGAAGCGCACGATGTAGTCGCACCCGCCGCCTGTTGCCATCCCCGCGAACTTGTCGCTGATCGCGTTCGCCGCCTCGATTATCTGCCCTGCTATGTTGTATGTTCCGTCGTTTATCATTTCTGCTTTTTCCTTTCTTGTTTGTTATTCAGTTCCTTGTTCTTCACTCCGGCGCTGCCATTCCTCTATGTCCTCGGCGCTGTACTCTCTCGCCGCTTCAATCTTCGCGTTGTCGCTCTCGCGCTCCGCGATAAAGGCTTTTTCTTCTTCTGTTAGCTTGTCTTTGTATCCACCGCTCGCCGCGTCGATGTGCGCTTGTAGCGCCTCGTCGCTGTACGCTTGGCCGGTCGCCGCTTCCAATTCGTCGCGCAATTCCTCGCGCTCCAGATGCTCGCGGTTGGCCTTCTCATCCCTTCGCAGGATCGCTACCAATTCTTCCGGCCCCACAACTCGCACCCCAGCAACGGAGGAGCCTTGCGGCTCCCCCGTGTATTCTTCCTTGTGCGTCTTGCACTCGGCATCGCTGCAATCGCCGTGACTATCCAACGCCTTGTCGCATACCGCGCAATGCGTCCAATCCCACGGCTCCCCATCTTCCCCGCACTCCACCGGCTCCAACTTGAAACCGATTTCATTCAACGCGATCCGGCATCCAATCCCGCTGTAATACCCTTGATGCTCGAAACGGCCCAACCAGTTTTTGATATGCTCGCCAACCTCGGCCAGCGCCACTGGGTAGGGCTGCGTGTGCAAGCCGTCGCCAGTGGTCGGCATCACAAAATAACGAGTGTGTTTCACGCGCACACCCCCTCGCTGTTCTGCGGCTTCATCGCGTGAATCGCCGCCAAGTATTTCGCCCCCGCCAAGTCCAATTCCGCCTTGTGCGGATTGCCTTCACTGAACACAACGAACTTTGACCCCTCGTTCGCCGGTATCCCATCAGCCGCGCAAGCCCTTACCCACGCCGCCTGCCACTCCCCACGCGCATCGCTTATCGCATGGTATTTAGTGACCATCGCCGCCATTGCTTTTGTCATACTTTTCCTTTCTTTAACGCCAACCTGCCCTCGAATAGGACGGCTTCCGCCGTCCAGAAAATTCCTTCCGCTGCAACGAATCCCGCAGCCTTGTATGGATTGTAACTGAACGCCTCGAACCCCTCACGAGTCACCGGCATTTCGCACAATTCCCCCTCTATCCACGCATGAACTTCACGCCGCTTTAGTTCGATTACCCGCAGCCGCGCCTTCTCATTCACCTTGCAAACACAATCGCGTAACGCCAGCCTTTCACCGTGCGCTATCACCTTCCCCTTGTGACGCACACTCCACACTTTCTTGTGCAAATTGAAATATACTTGGACTCTCAATCGAACCTTTCTTTTTTCGAGGTGGACGCCTCGTGTATTCCCCTTATGCCATTACTTATCCCGACAGTCAACACCAAATTTTATGCTTCCCCCCTAACCAATTTCTTGGTATGAAGCGTCATTGGTCACAAACGAATACGCCAGCGATGCCTAACAAGTCGAACGCGAAAAACCAGGCGGATTCAACCGAAGTTCACGAGGGCAAATCAACGCTCGATAACTTCAAAAACCCAGCGAAACGCTCCCCAGCCGCCAAAGCAGATTTCCGCGATTCCATCGAACCCGCGCCACCACCTGAAATCGGTTTCAATACTCAATCCCTCGAAGCCGCCATCGCCGCTGGCCCTTCCGGTGTTCGCAACGCGCAACGTATCGCTATCAATCATGCCAAGCGGTTCATGGTCGCCTCAAGCGAAAAATGGAAACTCGTTACGCCCTTCCTCGAATCGCGTTTGCATCACTTGGACACTGAGCAACGCGCGTACGCTCGCCACGCGCTCCACTGGCGACCTCGCTTCCTTGCGGCCTTGGCCATGACAAACTCCGTCCTTCTTTCCTCGCGTCACGCCAAGGTATCGCGTGGATGCGCTTACCTGCACCGCAAGGACGATCCCGACTTCGCAAAGCAATGGGACGCCGCGATTGAGGATGCGTTGGAGCTGCTCCACAGCCGCGTTTGGCAGCGATCCTTGGAAGGCGACATCGAACCCGTGTGGTATATGGGCGTGCCGGTGGCCTACATTCGGAAGTTTGACAGCAAACTCCAGATCGAGCTTCTCCGCGCTTGGAAGCCGGATCGCTTCAAGACCGCTGGCGTAAACGTGAACGTCGGCGCTCGCGGTGATGTGTTCGTCTTGACCGAAGATCAGCGCCACGAGCTGCGCTCGATCAATCGCCAATTCTTGCTGGATTCGCCGGTGATCGACGCCGAGTTCGAGAAATTGCCCGAAACTTAGCTAGGGAAACGCGCGAGGATGCCCGTAAACGCGTTTGTTTGCGGCCTCGGCTATCATCACCCTCGGTAACGTAACCATCAGTCGCTACCTAGCGCCACGCTAGGGGATCGCATGGTGTAGCGCACATCATCAAGAGCGGATCGCCTCGCGCCACCCTTGGCCTTGATCTTTGAGCGGGAGCAGCCCTTCGCTGGCGCTCCACGCGCAGCGCGGCCCTTGGCTTTGTTCGCTTTACGCTTGCTTGGCCTGCGCCACACCCACAGAGCAGGAGAGCCTTGGGTTAAGCCATTAGCGTCGATGCCCGCCTGGACGCGAGGCGGGGGGGGGTCAGATATAATGCCTTGCGCCGAGTGCGCGGTCAAATTTTCTGGCGAGAACGGAGGGGTGGGGTTAGAGATTGATGGATGATAGAAACGCCTGAGAGCCGCGCGAAGTTTGAGCGGGAGGCTGGGCGAAATTTGGGGGCGGCGAAGATTTCGGGTGAACCGGTGGGATCAGGGGTGAAGGTGGAGCATCGGGATCGTGCTGCGTATATGCGCGGGTATCGTCGGCGTCGAAAAAAGTGTCCACACTGCGGGAAGGCGTTGTAGGATGGGCGGTATGAACGAAGTCACTGATGGAAGCAATCACAGGCATGGGAGTCAGAATCCGCGGTTACAATCGAAAGCGCCGGGGCCGAAGGGTGGTGGGGAGAAGATAGTGACGCACCAGAAGGAAGGGACGACGAATGATCCTCGGGAGAAGGGGAGTCACTTGGGAGCGGGGACGATAACGAGTGCTGGGCGAGGGGCGCACGGGGAGAAGCGCGGGGTATAAGGGAAAATTGACGCGGGGTGGCGCAGAGGCAGCGCGTTCGGCTCATAACCGAAAGGTCGAGGGTTCGAGTCCCTTTCCCGCAATTATTGTTATGAACGAGGTAACTGATGGGAGCACGTATAAGAAGCCTGCTGGTTGGCGTGGGCGACTGAGGGCTGAGGGGGACCAGTTGGAGGAGCGGTTGGGGAAGCTGCGTGAATTTTTGAAGGGAGAGGGGTTCAAGGGATTGGACGTCACGGATCAGGAGTTGTTAGTGGAGCAGGAGGGATTGATGACGCGGCTTTTGGCTGTGTTGGGGAAACGATTGGGGCGCGCATCGGCGCGGGAGGCTGGGGGTGCTCCCGGCTCCACGTAAAGAGGCGCATCATGCTCTCGTCGAGGGTGTGCGCTTGTGGAGCGGGAGCGGGTGGTAACGTAACCGTGAAAGAGAATCGCGTTTTAGCAAGAAAAAAGCGGTAGGGAAAAGCCTGATTATGACGCATCGGCTGGTGATCGATCCGGTTAAGAAGTGGGCAGTGAAGCAGGATTTGCGGTGGCGGTGTGAGTGTGGGTACGTGCTGGGCGAAGGGCGAGAAAGGTTCTTGGCAGAATGTCCGGTGTTTGGTAAAGAGGCTGGGCATGAGCCTACTAGTGATATTCTACTGGATCCTGCTGTTGTTGATAGCGATCGGATGCTTTGCGCCACCGGAAATGACATGGGCGCCGAGGGCGAACGCGATCGTGACGTTGATATTGTTCGTGATCATCGGGATCAAGATACTCAAACCCAACTGGTGATGTTGTAATGGGGTTGATCCTTATAATTCTGCTGATCCTCTTGTTGTGCGGGGGGATACCGACAGGCGGTTATGGGTATGGCTACCGGTCGCACGGACTGTTTGTGATCCTGATAGTGATCGTGCTGGTCCTTTTACTCACGCATCACATTTAGAGGGCGGGGACGAGGATTTGGGCGATTTCGAGTAGGGCTGCGGTGCAGATGTCGCAGTCGAGGTTGACGTAATCGCCTTTGTGGGAACTGGGAAAAACGATGACGGTATGTTTGTGGCCGCACTGGCGGCAATTGGCTTGAGCGATTTGGAATCCTTCTGCCAGATAGTAAGCCTGTTCCTCTTTCCATGAACCGAACTGCGGCATGGTCAGGGTGAAATAACTTGCGCGGGTGGATTAGTCGAGCCAAAAGCATTGAGCGTTATGGCAATCAAGACACCAGGTCCGCGACTTCCCAAACCACCGCAACCGCCCAAACCGCCGAGCGTGCCGAAGCCTCGAGTGCCGAGGGCGCCACGCTATTGAACATAGATTTTCCGAGCTACTACAAGAAGCCTGTGGGCGCATGGCTGGCGCAGGAGGGTTTCATGCTGGGCAACCAGAATGGGCAGGCCGAGCGGCGCGATTTATATCTGGTGCCGGTGGTGACGACGAGCCACATCGTGTTTTCGCTTTGCCGGGTGAAGGACGATCGGATGGTCCACGCGCTGAAACTGCCTCGGCATAAGAAGGACACGAAGTTCGTGTTAGTGATCGTGAAGATGTTGTGTTTGCCGAGTTAAACGAGGAGGAGCGTCGGTTGATTACGACGCCGGCGGGATTCGTTTACCGGATCCTCTTGCAAGGCAGTAAGCAGCTTGCCTGGTGGCAGGCTGATTTTCTCAACAAATTCCGTGATCCGCGGCGTGTGGTGCGCGCGAGTCTGGCGACACCGAATGGGAGCGGGAAAAGCTCAGTGATTGTGGCGGGGCTGGGGTTGTGGTGTTTGTCGATGTTTCTGCGGCCCAAGTTCGTAATAGTAAGTTTCGATTCCAAGCAGCTCGACCATCAGTGTTGGCCTGCCATAACGCAGCACCGCTCGAAGTTCGAGAACGAGAAAGGGTGGCGCTTCATCGAACGCGAGGTACACACGCCCGAGGGCGGGTTTATCGTGGGGTTCACGACAGACGATCCAGGTCGAGCGGAGGGTTGGCATAAGATCGACGATATAGATGGGCCGTGCATCATGTTGTTTGACGAGGCGAAGTCAATCGAGAACGGGGTGTTCGACGCTGGGAACCGGTGCACGTACAACGCGCAGGGCTACGTGAGTTCGCCGGGACTCAACGAAGGACGCTTCTACGATTCTCAGACGATCCTCAAACGCTCGAAGAAGAATCCGACAGGTTTCTCCTGCATGAAAGTCGGGTTAAAAGACTGCCCGTGGATCTCGAAGGAGCGCATCGACACGACGATTGCTGAATACGGGATCGATCATCCTTTCACGCAATCCACGTTGTTCGGGGAGTTCATGGACGCCGACGCCGACACGATGTTTATCGTTCCCAAGGCGGCGATGAAACTGGCGATGGAAGCCAAGCCGCAGTACGTGCACGGGGGTAAAGCGGCATTTGTGGATTTCGCGGCCGGCCGCAACGAGAACGTGATTACGTTCAAGGAAGGCAACAAGTACGAGCAGGTGATCTGGCGCGACGCCAACGTCATGTCCTCGATCGGGCGGTGCATCATGGAGTTTACCAAGCGCGGGCTGCTCCCGAGTGAAACGCGCGGGGACGCTGGGGGGATGGGGATAGCGATTATCAGCCGGTTCCACGAAATGGGTTGGCCGATTATCGCGGTCAACAACGATGCTCCACCGGTTAACCCGATTTACGAGAACTTGGGCGCCGAACACTGGCACGAGGCCAGTAAGAAGATCCAGAACCAGAGCGAGATTATTCCCAACGATCCGATTCTGTACCGGCAGGCCACGACCAGGCGCATTAAATTCACCAGCGACGGCCTCTTGGGCAACGAGGCCAAGAAGGATATGGCGAAGCGCGGGGTTGAATCGCCTGACAGGTTTGATTCCTTGGCTGGCGCAATGGCGATCGACACGGCGCTTTCGGCTGCGCTCTTGGATGAAGTGGGTTTGCGCCGGTTGGAATCGATTGCGCGCGCGAGCTCGCCGGAACGCTGTTCGCTGACGTTGGCTGGGAAAGACGTAACCTACGAACTGGCGGCGCAGAACTCGTGGCTCGATGTGTGGGAGCGCCCGATCATCGGCAGGCATTACCTGTGCGTGGTCGATCCGGTGTGGCACGACGATGTGTTCGGGCATCACTCGGTGATCGTGATTCGGGCGGGAACGCTTGACGAAAAGACCAAGTCGGTATCGCCCGCGCGCGTGGTAGCGAAGATGCGTAAACCGTGTCGGCTCGATGCGGGACCGCTGGCGCAGTCGGTGTTGGCGTTGACGCGCTGGTATGGCGATTGTTTCACAATCCCGATTGCCAATGAGCGGGGCGACATTATCGACAACTTGCTGACAGCGGGGATTTCGATCTACAGCCGCGAGGATCTCGAGCGATTTCGGCACGGGCGCACGGAGCTGGTTACGTTCGGGTGGGAGAGCAACGAGTACAACCGTTCGATCTGGATAGGCGCGCTGGCCGAGGCCGTGCGCAAGAAGCTGCTCGATGTGCAGGACATTGAAACGGTGATGCAGATGTTTCAGGTGACGGCGAGTAACGCCAAGGAGAAACGGGACGCCGAAGCGGTGGGCGTGGGTATGAAAGAGATTGTCCGCGCCACCCGCTACATGAAGGTGCAGGAAGGGTTGTTTGCTACGCCGGTTAAGCGCGATCTGGCGAAAGCGCAGTGGAGCTAGAAAAGTTTTTTTCTTGCCAAAGCTGGTGGCTTATCGGCAAAGGGCGCTGGCATGGCTACAGATCGTCGCAGGTCGCTTCTCAACCCGCAGGACTCTGACGCGCCTAACACCAGTTCCTCTGCTGGTGCTGCCGTTGCTCCTGCTCCACAAGCACGCCAGCGCCTAGCTAGCGACAGAGCGCAGCGCGCTTCTGGTGGCGGTAGGCGTACGGCGGTAACGAGTTTTCACGGAGTCCCGCTTTCACGCGATGCGATTGCTGGGCGCCCTTCGCCTAATGCGGTGACCGGCACTCCGCAGGGACAAACGTTGATCGCTGGTCCTAACCGCGGCGGGTATGATCCTGGTCAGGACGCCAGAGCGAACGCGGTTATTACTTCGCCTCGTACTGAGGCGCCGCCATCTGCGATGAACAGGCCGAGGGCTGAATGGGGAACACCAGCGGCAGCGCCAGCAGTTACGACACCGGTTGCTCCAGCGGGTTCGCCTCAGGCGGGGATGCAGTCGGTTGAAGGAGGGACAGGCTACAAACCGCTTGAAGCTGGAACTCTTGGCGATCCGAACAAACCGGGAGCGCATCGGGTGTTGATTACCGGTCCCAACAAGTACGAAACGCACATGACCGTTCCTTGGCGTGACGAGGAAGGGGTGTATGGGCAGAAGGGTGCGGTGTACAACGTCGATTCGGTGATAGGTCATACCGGAAGTCCTCACAGTCGGCCAAACTTTTTTCCAAACCCTGATTACGCTGCGGCTGGGAAACCCGCTGCGCCCGCAATAAAACCGGGCATTGGCGGGTTTTCGATGGTGGGCGATGTTGCTGGCGCTCCGCAAGTACCCGACAGGCTGGCTCCGGTAGCGCCACCTGGCAAGGTTGGCGGGATAGATCTCTCCTTTGGTGGCAAACCGATCGCTAATTTCGGCGGCACACCCGAGCCGCAAGCCTCAGGGATCGATCTGTCAGCCTCGAATTTAACCGGCATGAAGCCGGTTCCCATGACACCGGAAACGGCAATGAGTCCGGTGGACCGGCTGGCTGCTGCATTTCCACGAGGCGGGATGCCTGCTACTGGCGTTCCTACGCCGCCAGCGGCTCCGCTTGCGGTATCCTTTGGTGGAGGAACCTCGAACCAAGCTCAGGACGCGGCTGCTGGTGCAAGGACCGCGGCAGGGGTTAGTAACGCTCAGGCTGCGCGCGTCGGGACTCCGACTCAAGGCAATCCGCGACCGGAAACTGAAACCTCGCCCGCTTTGGACATTAACAAGACCGATATATCCAGTGCAGGCTTTTTAGGTGGCGCTACGCCAGCGACTGCTGGTGCTCGACGCCCACTCCCACCGCCGCCACCACCGCCGCCACCACCGCCACCAGAGCAACAGGGATGACATTGCGAGTCCACACGATGAGGTAGGCGACGACGGGACGCAGGTAGAAGAACCGCCCCCGCCACCACCACCAGAGCAGCAGTTCGCGCCGGAACCTGCGCCGCAGCAACCGATGTATGGCGGGTTCGAGGCGCAACAGGACGCTGCGCCCGAGCCAGCGGCTCCTATTCCTGACACCAGCGGTTACGATCAGCGCCAGATTGCGATCCAGCAGCGAGTGGCGCAACTTCAAAAGACTCAGGAAGGTTCGCATCCGAGGTACTGGATCGAGGGACTGCGCAATCAGCAACGCGAGTTACTAGCCGAATCCAAAGGGGTAGATCTCCAGCGTCGCGCGGAAGTCAACGCAGCTCGTGCGGCCGCAGCGGTAGAACGGCAGAATCAACAACAGAACCGCTTCAAGGCGAGCGATCTCGCTGCGCGTGGAATCCCTACTTACCGTGATTCGAGTGGTGGGGTGAACATAGCCACTGACGAAAAGGGCGCTCCGCTGACGAGCTTGGATAAGTCGCACGGGATTGCCTACGATTCAGAGGGGCAACCCAAGAAGCTCACCTACGGACCGGCTGGCCCGCCCAAAACAAGCGATCCATTTGCCAATCTTCCAACTCGCACCGATCCCAAGACCGGCGACCAGTATCAGGTCGCGCCGGGGCTTCCGTGGAAATGGACCGGCACCGACGAGGGCATCAAGAGCCAGCGGATGCAGGAGGCCAAAGACAAGGCCGTCGCGCAGGAATCGAAGTTAATCGGCCAAAAGCTCTCGATAGATCACGCCGATTACGTGGCTGGGAACAAGGAACACGACCTGATGAGGAAAGAACTCATCGCCTCGGTTCCCACGCTGCAAGATCCGAAATTGGCCGGCGCCGACCGCGCGACGGTGTTAAAGGCCGTCGACGATCACTTCAACACTGAGTACGGCGCACCGGAAGCGAACGAAACCAATGGCTGGTTCAGTAAAGATCTTGCTCCCTCGGCGCAGGCGCTTCGGGATGACATAGACAAGCGCAAGGCCGCGGCGATGGATACCGCCAACGGTCTGTTCGACCTGAAGGACAAGCAGCGGGCGCTAGGCGAATCGATCCAGCAGGACCGTGAAACGCGCAGGCAGGAAATGGAAACCCTGATCGCGCACGGGCGCGGGCAGGCTGGGCCGCTCGATCAACCGCAGGGTGGCGCTGCACCAGAAGGAGCGGCGCAACCGGCGCAGCAGGCGCCGCAAGTCCAGCCCAATTTCGGGCCGGAGCAGGCACCAGGTATGCTGGAACGCGGCAACATCGACTACAACACGAGGCCGGTTGTCCAGAACCCTGACGGCACGACCAGCACGGTCAAATCCTTCTCGATTGGCACGGCCAAGGGCGAAGTCCTGCTTCCCTCGATCGCTGATGACGGTCACGAAATGAGTAAGGACGAGGCCATTCAGCAGTACGAGAAAACCGGCCAGCACCTTGGCATTTTCGCTGGGCCTAAGTCGGCTGACGCTTTCGCGGAGGAACATCATCACGAAATGGGACCGCCAGAGGATCAGACGAACCTGACTCCTGAGGCGCTCAGGCAATCCGCGCAGGATGGGACGCTTCCCGCTCACGCCGCGCCAGCGGCTGTCGCAACTGCGCATGACATTCAGGACGCTAACGCCAAGGCTGACGCGCTCCAAGAAAGTAATCCCACGGCGGCTGACGAATATCGGGATTTTGCCGCAAGAATGGCGAACGGCCTCGCCAACGGTGTGCGCGACGTCATTCAAGGTGGTATCAAGGTCGCAAATCGTTACTCACCGCTCGGTATTGCCAAGCAGGTCGTTGGCTTTGACCAATCGACCGACGACAAACTGGCCAACAAGACCGGCGATTTGGCGCACGACGCGATTTTGTCCTCTATCCGGTCTACTCCCGGCGCGCTGATCGCCAAAAAGATTACCGGCCACGAGATAACCGAACTCGATGACCGGTTGAAAGACACGGTTGGAGCTAAAGTCGGCAATTTTATCGGTGGAGCGGTCCCGTATGTGGCGACCAGCCTGCTCGCGCCCGAGGTTGGCGTCCCGCTCACGGTGTCGACGCTCTTTTCGAGCGGATTTAACAACACCTACGAAGGCGCGAAGGCTCGAGGAGTGTCCGACGAGAAGGCGCAGGCGCTCGGGCTCGCCAGCGGCGCGATCAACGGCATCCTCGGTCTGCCGTTTAAGGGTGTCGGCGCGGCGCTCAAAGGCGTTTTTGGCGGTACTTCATCCAAGGTGATCGCGGAAGCGGTCGTTAAGTCATTCACCGACGGCGTTGTCGTCAACGGCGAGCGATTGGTTGGCCGCGAAGGATTCAACGCGTACCTGCAGCACCTTGCCGAAGGTGTGCGGATCGGCGTTATGCCTCAGGCGGTTAAGACCGAGGCAATGGAGGGAATTAAGCGACTCGGGCAGGAACTTTTCAAGACGCCGGCGCAACGCGCTCTCGACGTAGGCAAGGAAGCTCTCACTCACGCGGCAGTTGGTGGCGGTGTTCAGACCGCGCAGAACATCGTCACCAAACAATACGATCCAGAAACCGGCCTTTTCGAGAACGTGCCGGAGCAGGCGCTCGGATTCGGCTTACTCGGTGGCGTATCCAAGGGTTTTGAGCAGGTAGCGAAAGCGCGAGCTGCGAAACAGGCGCTTGATTCACTTCACCGTCAGGCAGGCCCGCCGCCACCGGTTCCACCGTCCCTTGGTGGTCCAGCCGGAGGGCCGAAACCGCCGCCTGTTCCACCTGAATTTGGCGGTCCAGCGGAGAAACCGGCAAAAGCAAAAGTAGTAGAAGGAGAAAAACCAACCACAGGAGGACCAGATGTACGAACAGAAACACAGCCAAAAACACCACCTTCCGACGAACCCCCACGTGGAGGCGGCACGGAAACTCAGCCGCAGCTTCCCGATGGAGGAACCGGAGGCGGCGCGGCCCCCGAGGTCACTCAAGCAGGTCCAAAGCCCGCCACACTCGACGAGCAAGCACAAAAAGACCTCGACGAAGCCCTCGGCGGTCTTACCACCGACGAGAAGCCAGCCGGTGCCACCGGCACAGGGACCGGTCCCGCCGCAGCAGGCGCCGATACCGGCGCCGCCCCCACCGCAAAGCCCGCCAGTGGGGAATCCGTTCCAGCCGATGTAGAACACAAGGTCGAGCACGGAGAACACGCGAAACCAGGCTACACGGCAGTCGATACTGCGGACTTGCCCAAGCCCGAGCCGCCCAAGCAGGAGTTCACTCCGAGTGAATCGGTCAAAGAGGCCGAGGATCGGTTGTGGCGTCTTACGCGCGACAGTGATCCGCATCTGCTCCGGTCGTTAAAGCAGCAGTTCGGCGGTCACGCTAATTACCAAGACATTCTCGACGCGCACATAGAGAAACACGCGGAGAAAGCCACTGGCTCTGGTGCTTTCGAGTTTGGCGACATCATCCACATCGGCCAGACGCCGTACAAGGTCGTGGGATCCGACGATAACTCGACGAGCCTTCAATCAACGGAGTCGGGCAGGCTTAACAAACCGCTGATCCAAAACACCGAGGATCTCCGGAAGAACATTAATGCCGGTCATTTCGGGCTTGCTCCAATCGCTGGACAGGAGAAAATACCACCAACCAGTGAAACCGGAGCCGCAGAAAGCCCAACCCCAGCAGGCACAGCCGCTCCAGCAGCCGGTACAGAAGGGGCAGGGGGAGAAGTCGCGGCTCGACCCGAGTATACACGACCTGCTCTCAAACCACTCCGTCAGCGACCCGGCATTAGTCACGCCCCTGACCTTTCCAAGCCGGAAGCAGTCAGGGCGCACCTCGACCGGCTCCTCGAGCAAAACAAAGACCAGTTAGACCGTGCGGGAACGCTGGTAGCGTTCGAGCCGCACGATTCAGCGAGCGGTTTCCAGACTGATCCGATCAGCGGCAAAGTCAGCATCGACACTGAAAAAGCCGCCTCGCACATTCCGACGATCGAGGAACACGGCGGAAGCGGATCTGGCTGGCTAACAAGTTCCACGCAGGAAGAACACTGGCACGCGCTACAGGTCAAAGCGTCGAAATCAGGCGACAAACCTGACTACGCTGGGTTCTACAACAACCTCGACGACGACACGAAGAAGGCGCTCGGGCAGGTTTATCCAGACGTAACCAACCCTGCGGCGCTCGGGTTCGAGTACGAGCGCATGGTGATGCAGCATCGCGCGGGCGAAACGATCACCGAAGCGCATCACAGGGACATTAGTCCGGTCCTGCCGTCGATCACCGGTCCTCAGAGCGAGGCGTTGGAAAGCAATATCCAGAAAATTCTCCAAGCCTCGGAGCCGCAACCGGAGCAACCAGAGGCCGAGCCTTACGGAGCAGCGAAGGCAGAACAGGAAAAAGCTATAGCCGAGCACCTCAAAGCCGAGGAGGAAGCCACGAAGCCCAAGTTGCCGGATTTGGCGACGGCCACGCAAGATGACGTTACGAAGGTCAATCGTGAGATTGATAGACTGAACGGACTCAAGGCAAGTCCCGAGCGCGATGCGCTACTCAAACACCTGAACGATTGGATCGATTCTTACGGTCTGCCGCAGAAGGCCGAGGCAGGGAAAGAACCGGCAGGCCCGTATCACATTCAGACGCGACCGGCGCGCACACCGCAACAGGAAGATACGTGGGCGGTGGTGCAGGGAGAACACTCCCTCACGCCTGGTGGTTACGGCGAATACGGATTCAAGACGCGCGAAGCAGCGGAAACGCGGCTGGCAGAATTGAACGCGCGGCCCGCGCCCGAAGCACCAGCGAAGCCCAAGATCGGGAGTAAGGAAGCGGCGATCGCAGGCATACCGGAACTGGACTCCAAAGGCAATCTGCCGCCGATGAAGCGCAACGCTCGCAAGGATATGGCGGGCCAGATCCGGATAGCCGCTGACCGGATGAATCAGCACGGTTTGCTTCCTACCAAGGACCATCAGGTCGTTCTCGGTCTGATCCGGAAGGATTTTCCAACGCAGTTAGCACTAGAACAAGCCACGCGAACACTCGTGCGGCACGCGAAAGGAGTGACAGATGCCAGCCAAAAGCCAAGCACAGAGGGAGTGGGCGTTCGGGGTGAAGGGGGAAAAGTGGGCGAGGGCGCACCACTTCGACAACCCCGGCCGACTACCGGCGAAGGTGAAGCCCAAGAAGAAGAAAAGCCAGAGTCCGCTGGACCCAGTGGTGGCGTACCGCAGGGGCAATGGCTGAAATCTGATCAGGCGCACTACCAGTTACAAAAGGCGCAGTTGACCAGGGCGCAGAACGCGAAGGATTGGCCGAAGGTTATCGAGTTAGCGGACGCCTTTGAGAAACATTGGGAAGATCGAGGGATTAGTCCACCGGACGATTGGGCGCGATGGGCGCGAGCGAAAGAGGATGCTCAACTCGAATTGAGGCGAGCGCCGAAAAAGCCGGTGACTCCGCAGGTGCCAGCGATGGAAGGTATGACTCCGCTTGGTCAGCCGAAGAAGGTCGAAGGGATTAAGCCGGTCACGCTGGATGAGCAGGCGCGGAAAGATTTGGGCGATGCCCTCAGTGGCCTCATGGCGTCTGAGCCAAAACCGGAGCCGAAATACACGCTCAAGATGCACGCGATCTATCACGCGCTGACCGAGAAAGGGCAGAGCGTTGAGAAGGTCGCCCGCGAGTTCTCGATGAAGCCTCATCACGTTGAGGCGATCTACGACGCGATGCGAAGTCCGAGGCCGCGAATGGCGCTCATGGCATCAGCGCCGTTCGCGCAACGTGATATTCCCGACGAGAAACTGGACGCTTTCGTTAAAGCCGCGAAGTCGATGCTGCGCAGCGGGGTTACTACGCCCGAGGCACTTGCGCAAGTTATGCCGCCAGCTTCCTACCCGTATTTGCAGGCAATGTGGGACGCTTTCGGGATGGTCAAAGGTAGCCTGCGCGGAACGCACGATTGGCCCAAGATCGTCGAGGGGTTAAAAGCGCAAACGGCGCCCGCGATCGAGGAAGCGCCGGAGCCGGAGATTGGCAGTCGCGTGAAAATCACGACAAAGGGCGAAACCTTCATCGGCCTCATGCAGATTTCCGCGGGCCTCAAATGGATCGAGGTTAAGAACCATTCTCCCATCACTCTCGACGAGGTTGATTCGATCGAGCAGATCAACACCGCTGATGAAGTCCGAGCGGAGCGACAAGCGCGCAAGATGGGCAAGATCGTTTACACGCAACCCAAGACGCGGGATGACTACGAGAACACGCTATGGGATCTGGCGGGT